GGACTAACGGAAAAGTTTTCGCAGGGCGATCAAGAACCGTATGACCGAAAACGACCGATAGCGGATCTGTATTCGGCTATGAATACAAGCTATCAGAAAATCATTAAACAGCTTACCGATCTGCTGCCGACCGAGGAGAAAAAGGAAGCTGATCCGTTCCTTGATTACATTGCCGGCGGTGACAGCGGTTGACGGAGTTTGAAAAGTATTTTACAGCGATATATGACGGACGGATTACCGCCTGTAAGAAAATGCGCTTGCAGTCGGAACGATTGCTTAATGCTCTTGTTTCTCCCGAAAAATATCATTTTGACATTGACATAGCTAATAAACACATCAGTTTTATTGAGCGGTTCTGCTGTTATCCCTCGGGCGATAAAATGGGAAAACTCTTTACAATGGAGATGTTCCAAAAGGCACGCTTACAGGCTTTGTTTGGTTTTGTGGACGATAACAATAAACGGCAGTATAACGAATGCCTGATTATAGAGGGCAGAAAAAACGGAAAAACCTCCGAAACAGGCGCAGTAGAAATTGATATGCTCTGCAACGATATGGAAGGTTCTCCGCAGATATACAACCTTGCAACGCAAAGAGAGCAAGCAACCTTAGGATTTAATGCTTGTTACAAAATGATACAAAAATCTCCGTATCTGAGAAAGCATATCCGCAAAAGAGCGAGCGACCTGTATTTTTCGCATAACTTCGGATATATAAAGGCATTGGCGAGCGAAACGGCAAACCTTGACGGACTTGATGTGCATTGTGCCGTCATTGACGAGTTGGCGGCTATCAAAAACAGAGATTTATACGACCTTATCAAACAGGCTATGGGTGCACGCTCACAGCCTGTTCTGTTTACCATAACAACAAACGGATTTATAAGAAACGGTATCTTTGACGCGCAGTACGAATATGCCGCAAAAATCATTTCGGGCAAGGTGCAGGACGAGCATTTTCTCCCGTTTATCTATGAACTTGACAGCTCGGACGAGTGGGAAAAAGAGGATTGCTGGATAAAAGCAAATCCGGGACTGGGGACTATTAAATCATACGACTATCTGCGTCAAATGGTCAGTAAAGCGAAAGCTGACCCGACATTTAAGCCTACCGTGCTTGTAAAAGATTTTAACCTTAAAGAAAATCCTCAAAGTCGCTGGCTTACTTATGAAGAAGCATACAACGGAGAAAGAATCCCCGAATATGCTTACCGATATTTTATCGGAGGTATGGACGCTGCCGACAGTGTTGATCTGAATGCTGCCGCAGCACTTTTCCAAAAGCCGAATGACGATAAGCTGTATGTAAAATCGATGTTTTGGATTCCTCAGAAGGTTATAGACGATCAAGACGAAAAAGGCAACCGCGACGGACGTGATCATGTTCCGTATAAGCTGTGGATTGAGCAGGGACTAATGAGAACGTATCCGGGCGCAAAGGTTGATAAAAGAGTTTTTCTTGACTGGTTCTGCGAACTAAGAGATAACGAGGACATCTACCCGATGATGATCTGTTATGATCCGTGGCATATTTCCGATGATCTGATAAGAGCTTTTGAAAACGAGTTCGGGAAGAAGACGATGAGAGCTGTGCGGCAGGGTGTAATTACTCTGTCTAACCCTATGAAAGACTTAAAAGCCGATTTACAGGCTCACAGAATAGTTTATGACGATAACCCAATACTTCTATGGTGCTTGCTCAACACCGACGTTAAAAGCGATATAAACGGCAATATACAGCCTTGTAAATCCGATAAGAGTACACAGAGAATCGACGGCACAGCGGCACTGCTTGACGCTTATGTCGGGTATTGCGACGAAAAAGATAATTATTCGGCAATGATATAAAGGCAGGTGATAACTACGAATATTTTCAAACGTTTATTCAAAAATCAAAAGTCTGAAACGCTTGCTAAGTATCAGCTTGTAACGGAGAGGGGAAACGGCACATACATCTGGAACGGCAAAATATACGACAGCGATATTGTAAGGGCATGCCTTGCGCCTTATGTCAAATCGATCGGAAAGCTTGCAGGGAAGCATATTTTTGACAATCAAAGCGGCTTAAAGGTAAATCCCGAACCGTATGTAAAAATATTGCTTGAAAATCCAAATCCGTTAATGTCCGCTCAGAAGTTTCAGGAGAAAATGGCGGCTCAGCTTATTCTCAACGGGAACGCATTCGCAAGTATTACAAGAGATAGAAACGGTATTCCCGTGGAGTTGTTTCCGCTGCCTGCGATTGGTGTTGAAGCGGAGTACAGAGGGAGCAGCTTGTATTTGAAATTTACCCTTGATAACGGGAAAATATATACATTCAACTATGATGATATTATTCATTTGCGGACAAATTACTATGACAATGACATCTTCGGGAATAGCTTAATGCCGACTCTGGCGCCGCTTTTGAAGATCAGCACTACCATAGACGACGGTATTGTTAAAACGGTCAAGAACAGCAATGTAATACGCTGGCTTTTGAAAGCTACGGGGTCACTGCGAGAAGATGACCTCAGGAAAATATCGGAGAATTTTGCAAAGGCGTATACGAGCGCAGAGAGTACTACGGGCGGCGTTGCGGCTACAGATCCAAGGGTTGAGGTTACGCAGGTAAAAAGCAACGATTACATTCCGAACTTTGAAATATTGGAGAGTGTAAAAAGCAGAATTTACAGCGTTTTCGGAGTGTCAGAGAAAATTGTACAAGGCAATTACACAGAGGACGAATGGAACAGCTTTTATGAAAGTTCTATTGAGCCTATCGCACTTGATTTTGCAAACGAATATACACGCAAACTGTTTTCAATCAAAAAGCGCAGCTACGGCAACAAAATCATATTTGAAGCGTCTAATCTTGCTTGTGCGACGATAAGCACAAAGCTTAACTTTTTGCAAATGGTAGACCGAGGAGCATTGACTCCCAACGAGTGGAGAGAGATATTCAATCTTGCGCCTGTTGAGGGCGGCGACGAGCCTATCAGAAGATTAGATACACGACCGACGAGCGAAGGAGGTGAAAACAATGGAGATTCAGATTAAAGGCACTATTATCCCGAATGATGATAAACAGCTATATGAATATTTCGGCTTTGAAAACACCTGCCCGAATGATGTTTCCGCAGCACTTGAAAATGCCGACGGAGATGATATTGATATTTATATTAATTCCGGCGGCGGTGAGATATTCTCAGCGACCGAAATATATTCGGCTATTCAGAAATACAAAGGCAATATCAGACTTCATGTCACGGGACTGGCGGCGAGTGCGGCGAGTGTCATTATGTGCGCAGGAGAATGTGATATAACTCCGACGTCTATGGTAATGATACACAATGTGTCAAGCTTAGCGTATGGTAATTTCAAGGACTTCAAGCACGAAAGCGAAACGCTCAGAAAAGCCGATAAAGCTATGTGCAGCGCATATGTACATAAAACAGGGAAAAGCGAAAGCGAGATACTGCCGCTTATGGACAAAGAAACATGGTTCACGGCGCAGGAGGCGGTTGATCTGGGATTGTGTGACAGAGTAGTCGGGCGTGAAACGCTTGTAAATGCTTACTGTTCTATCGTCACCGATCAGCAGCGTAACGAATACATAAAAGCAGCTAAGAAAGCCAAAGCACAGCTGAGGCTTGAAAAAATTAAAGGAGATGTAAAAATATGACAAAGGAAATCTATCTTAACAGCAGAAAGGCTCTTATTGCGGAAGCGCAGCAGCTTATCGACAAGGGCGACATCAAAGCATATACGGAAAAGGAAAACGCTATCAAGCAGCTTGACGATGATTTTGAAGCGCAGAGCACGGCGCAGGCAAACCTTAATGCAATCAATGGCATTACCGAAAGCAAGGCGGCAGAGTTTTATTCGGGCACAAACGGCGGCACGGACTATGATTCTTTCGAGTACCGTAAGGCGTTCATGAACTACGTAACAAAGGGCACTCCGATTCCCACACAGTATGTTAATGCCGTAACCGAAACAAGCGACGTTTCACCCGTTATTCCTACAACAACGCTTAACAGGATTGTTGAGGAACTTGAAACGGAAAGCGAGCTGCTTACGCTTGTTACACGTACCTCATATAAGGGCGGTTTGACTATACCTACAAGCGATGTGAAGCCTACTGCAAGCTGGGTAGCAGAGGGCGCAGGCAGCGCATTACAGAAAAGCGGCGTAAACGGCACAATTACCTTTGCTTATCACAAACTCAGAGTAGCAGTAGCGATGACGCTTGAAGTGGAAACAATGTCACTTTCCGCTTTCGAAAGCAAGTTTGTGCGAGATGTTGCAAGAGCTATGAACAAGGCGCTTACAGCCGCAATCGTAAGCGGCAACGGCACGGGAAAGCCAAAAGGTATACTTGCGGAAACTCCCGTATCGGGTCAGGCTTTGCAGCTTGCAAGCGGTACGACACTCAGCTATCAGACGCTTGTTGATATGGAGAGCGCACTCCCCACTGCGTACGAAAACGGAGCATATTACTTCATGACAAAGAAAACATTCATGCAGTTTGTGGGTATGACAGACGATAACGGACAGCCTATCGCAAGAGTAAATTACGGTATCGGCGGCAAGCCGGAGAGAGTTCTTCTCGGCAGAGGTGTAAAGCTTCTTGATGATTATATGTCGAGCTATGCCGCAACACAGTCCGCAGATACGATCATAGCGTTTATCTTCCGTCCCGAGGATTACACGCTTAACACAAATCTTAACATTACCGTTAAGACATACGAGGACAATGACACCGACGATAAGATCACAAAGGCTGTAATGCTTGTTGACGGTAAGGTTGTGGATAAGCACAGCCTTGTAACGCTTACACAGAAAGCGTAAAAGCGAGGTGAGCGGATATGCTTGTAAAGGAAATAAAAACCGCTCTGAGAATAACACACAACAAATTTGATGATGAAATAGAACAGCAGATACTATCCTGCGCGGCTGATATGCGCAGGGTAGGCATTGCCGTTCCGGAACCTCCGTTCTACGAGTTTATAGACGAAAATCCGCTTATATTCACGGCGGTAAAACTTTACTGCATGGCGCAGTTTGATTTTTTGAGTAAAGGCGATCAGTATAAAAAGGGCTACGAAAGCCTTAGAGATGTGCTGAGTATGTCGAGTGCGTATAGGGAGAGTGACAGCGATGTATAACGATGTTATTTCTCTCGGTAAACAGCAGATTGTCACCGACAAATACAAAAACCAAAGCAAGGAATATGTATTCCGTGAAGTGTTTGCGGAGGTAAAATCTATATCACAATCGGAATACTATACCGCTGCGCAGAGCGGAATAAAGCCTGCATATAAATTCGTGCTTGCCGATTATTACGACTATGACGACGAGGATATCGTAAAATGCAATGGTATCATCTATCATGTGATAAGAACGTACAGAAACGGCTTACAGCTTGAAATCACGGTTGAAAAGCGGATAGAGGGAAAAGAGTATGGCTAATGATATAGACATCTCACAGGCAATTCTAAGCGAGTTACAGGCATACACAAACGATCTTGCCGAACGTGTGAATAAGTCTGCAAGGAGCTGTGCAAACAGCCTTAGACGTACCCTTGAAGAAACAAGCCCCGAGAAGACCGGAGACTATAAAAAAGGTTGGAAAGTCAGACAGGTATATAAAAATCAGGCGGTCAGTCAGTTTGTAGTTTACAATGCTACCGATTATCAGCTGACGCATTTGCTTGAATACGGACACGCAATAAAGGGCGGCACTCAAAGAGTAAAGGCGATACCTCACATTGCACCTGCGGAGGAAACCATTGTCAAAGAGTTTACCGCAAAAATAGAAAAAGACATACAGAAGGCGGGACACAAATGATTAAATTCGATAAAGAAGCATTTGCGGGGAGTTTATCATCTCTGCCTTTCCCTGTCGCTCATACTGTTTTTTTAGAGGAGCAAACAGCACCGTATCTTATCTATACCGATAATGATTTTGAATTTACGTCTGCCGATTCAAAGGCAGTATTTTGCAAAACTGTTATTGTGTTGGAGCTTTACACAAAAGGCACACAAACGGATGAAACAGAGGAAACGGTTGAAAATTTCCTTGATGATTTTACTACATACGAAAAAAACCGTTCCTATATCACCGAGGAACAGCTTTATATAACATACTATACTTTTGAGCTATAAGGGGGATAAAATCCTATGAAAACAAAACTGGTCAATGTCGGCTTTGCGCCGATAACAACACAGAACAAAACGACATATTCAGTCGGCACACCCGTGTATTTTGCGTCGGCTCAGGCAGGCGGCAGAGAGTACAAGGCTACCGCTTCGGGTACCGTAAAGACGATAGACGCAAACTCTCAGACGGTATACGAAGCAGAGGTGAACGGCGGCTACGAGATAGAACTCACTCTCATTGATATTATCGACACTATCGCCGAAAAGTGGCTTGGTTATGAGATACGTTCAAACGGTACACTCGAAGTCGCGAAGGACACGGAGAAACCGAGATTTGCGCTTATTCTCTCCGACAATGATACAAGCGACGTAGGAAAGACGGAGATTTTCTATAACTGCGTTTGCACATCAAGACCCGACATCACAGGCAAAACTGCGGAACAGGGCAACTGGGACGAACAGTTTGTTACATACAAAATCACTGCAAGACCGAGATTGAAAGATAACGCGGTTCGTTTGAGAATATCAGGAACGACAGAGCTTGAAGCGATTCCCGAGCCTGCGGCAGTGACGCCGTAAAGGAGTATCAACGGTATGGAAAAAACACTAACTATTGACGGTAGGACGGTTAAATTCAAATGTTCGGGCGGTACGCTTATGAGATACCGAAATCAGTTCAACAGCGAATTTTTAGCGGATTTATCCGCCCTGAAAAACGTACAAAACGACGCTGCGAAAATTAATTTTGCGGTGATAGAAAACATGATCTGGACGTTTGCCAAGACGGCAGATACAACTGTCCCCGACCCTCAGACATGGTATGACAGCTTTGACGAGATCGACATTTATGAAGTGTGGACAGAGCTTTCCGACCTTGTTTCACAGTCCGTAAGATCGCTCACAAAAAACGCAGAAA